TGAAGACGGTAACGCCGTATACAATATGGTATACAAAGATGTACGTCTAAAAAGAAAACATAACAAAACCAGAGTAATGATTAAGAACGTTCATCCTGAATGTTTCCGTATTACTCGTGATGCACACTCACTAGACGATGCTGCATTCGTTGGTATTCAGATTGATATGACTCGATCTGAAGTTAGAAAGTATTTCCCCGATATTGCAGAAAACATTGATTGGGACGCCATTGGAGACGGTAGCTATGATTGGGCTACCAAGTACACCGAAGAGCAAGCTGCTCGTAAGCGTCTGGTTGGTGAAGAGTACTGGCTAGGTGGAAATTCAAGGGAACTATTTCCCTCTGAAGCTAACCGACAAATTACTGTTATTGAATGTTGGTTACGTGTTGACCGTGATGGTGACGGTATTGCAGAGCTAAAGCACTTTATTATTGCTGGTGCTACAATTCTTCTTGAAGAAGATTGTGATATGATCCCATTAGCTGCACTATGCCCATTTGAAGTTCCTCACGAATTCTTTGGCTTATCTGTCGCTGACATGATTCGTCCATCAACACTAGCTACTACTGCTATTCTTCGTGGGTTCGTAGAAAACGTTTACTTAACTAACTACTCACCTAAGCTAGCTGACCCTAACGTAGTTGACTTTAGTGCGCTTCAAAACATGAAGCCTAAACAAATTATTGCTACTAATGGCAATCCTCAAACTGCTGTGTCTGCACTAACCCCTGACGTTATTAGTACGGGTACAGTACCACTACTTGAGACTCTACAGCTACATAAAGAGCAAGCTACTGGTTTATCTAAAGCTGCTCAAGGTCTTAATGATACTCTGTATGTTTCAGGTAACTCTGAAGAAAAGATGCAGAGAGCAATGACTGCTGCTCAAGTACGTATTCAGTACATGGCTCGTAGATTCGTAGAGACTGGTATTAAGCGACTAGTTGAAGGTGTTTACAAAACAATCCGCGATAAAATGCGTGGCCAAGAAGTAGGTTACTTTGATCAGAATGAGGTATATCGTTCAATTGATCCAGGTACACTACCTAACAACATGCTTCTATGGATTGATGCTGACGTAGGTGAAAACAGTAACAGCAATATCGTTAAGAAGATGACTGTTGTTGGTCAACAGATCTTACCTGCGCTACAACAAGCTGGTGCTGGCGGTGTAGTTAACCCCGCTGCTGCTGCATTGATTGCCGCCAAAACTCTTGAAGCTTTAGACTTAGATCCACTAGACTACCTAGTAGACTACACTAACGATGAGTTTATTAAGAAGGCTGCTGCAGCAAGAGAGGCTGAACAGCAGGCTGCTGAAAAGCTAAAACAGCTAGAAGAAAAAGTAAAGTTACTTGACATTGCACAACGACAAGCTACTGTGGACTTAACTAACGTTCAATCTAAGAACGCTATGCAAGATAACATTAAACAGCTTATGGTTGCGCTTGATAAGTCCCATCAAGAGTGGGCTAAGCTTTATATTCAAGCTGCTAAAGAAGGTGTTGAGTTACCCTCTCCACCTAAGATTGAAGAGCTTCTTGTTATGGCTAACAAAGCAATTAAATCCGACTTAGCTGGTGATGCATCCAGACCAGAAGGTGGGGTTCAAGAACCTCAAGTATCTGGCCCAGCTGCTGAACTACCTAATCAACAAATGTAATTAACAACACGGCTCTCCCACCTAGAAATAGGGCGGGAGGGTTCTTTAAGAAATAAATATGGACAAATATCGAAACGGTTTAGAGAAGAGACTGAAACCTAAGATGAATCACGAAACAGGCGAATATAAGGTTGAGCCATTCCGTGATGCACAAATTGCCCTTGGACGAGCACAATTCGTTCAACGCGAAAGAGAACAATTCTTTAATGAAGCATACTCTGAGATCCTTGCTGACTTATTTGTAGCATGGCTTAAATCAGAACCACACTGTACCAAAGAACGTGAGTACCTTTACTCTGTTGCTATGGCTATGGGTTCCGTAAAAGAGAAGCTTGTAGGAATTGAGACTTACGGCAATAACATGAAATTTATCAACCAACAAAAGAAAGATTCCTCAGCAGAGAGCGAGGGCGATGATACCAATGAGCAATGATCTAGAAAATGC